TCTTGCAAACAGGTACCCGAACCTATCAAGAACTAGGGGGCGAATGTGCCTGATCGCCAGATCCGTTGCCCGGAGTGCGATGAGCTCGTAGCCAAGCGTTACCCCGACGGTATTCGGCAGCTCCGATCGCACATGGCCATGAAGGTGCTCGATCCCATTTGCCCCAGGGCCGTAATCTTCACTTGCACTTGTGGCTGCGAGTTCGATGCCAGCGGGCAAGTGATAAAACCAGGAGGCAATGTGGAATGACGATTGAAGAATTTCTTGAGCGGTGGGAGTTAATTTTGAAGCTAATGCCTCCGATAACTATGAAGGAACTCACAGATGCCTTTCGTGAGTTCGATGCCAGCGGGCAGGTGATGAGAACAGGAGGGACTACGGAGTGACACAAAAGAGTCGTCTCACTTGACACCCCCCACTACATATAGTATGGTATAGGCTGCCTTAACAACCGAATAGACCCAGGAGGCCGAAGAGCCCGAGTCTGGGTCAAGTAACCCAAGTGGCCATAGAGCCCGAGTTTGGGTAAGTCCATTAGTGGCCGTAGAGCCCGAGGACGTAACTAGACTCGGGCTCTATTTCGTTTATGGTTACAGCTACAGCTATTAAACCAGATATGGGGCAAGCTGCCGAAGAGCTCCATCGCCGCAGCGGCGCACGGGAGCACCTTGGGCATTTCTGCACCTATACCATGCCGACGTATGAGGAAGCGGCTCACCTTGACAAGCTGGATGAGGCTCTGGAGCGCGTCGAGCGGGGCGAGCTCAAGCGCCTCATGGTCTTCATGCCTCCCCGCCATGGCAAGTCGGAGAAGACGAGCATCCGCTTTCCGGCCTGGGCGCTCGGCAAGAACCCGGAGCGCTCTATTGTTCAAGCTTCATATGCGGAGGGCCTGGCGCTCAAGCACTCCAGGGCCGCCCGCGATGTTGTCACCACCGAAGAGTTCGAGCTCCTATTCCCTGATGTCCACCATCGTCCGGAGCGCCGTACTCAAGAGCGGCTACCTCCCCCGATGCAGCAAGCTCACGAGTGGGGCACGAAGCAGGGTGGATCTTACTATGCTGTCGGCGTCTGCGGGGGCTTGACGGGCAGGGGCTACGACATCGGCATTATCGACGACCCGATCAAGGACGATATCGAGGCGGAGTCGCTTACCTATCGAGAGCGCGTGTGGCAGTGGTACACGAAAGTCTTCCGGACACGAGCGGAGCCCGGCGCCGCTATCATCCTGATCATGACGCGCTGGCATGAGGATGATCTGGCTGGCCGGCTCTTGAAGCAGCAGAAAGAGGACCCGCTCGCTGATCAGTGGGAGATCCTGCACCTGCCGGCGCTCGACGAACAGGAGCGCGCTCTGTGGCCTGCTCGCTACGACACTCCGGAGCTCTTGAAGACGAAGGCGTCGATCGGACCTTATGCCTTCGCTGCAGAATATCAAGGCACGCCAAGCCCGGAGAAGGGCAATATCTTCCTCAAGGAATGGTGGAAGTGGTACGACGAGCTTCCAGCCATGCTCGACGAGATGGCTCAGACCTGGGACATGACCTTCAAGGAAGCCGGCACCTCCATGGTTGTGGGTCAGGTCTGGGGCAGGAAGGGCGCCGACAAGTATCTCATCGACGAGGTGCGGGGCAAGATGGACTTCCCCGCCACACTGGAGTCCTTTGAGGAGTTCACTCGTTACTGGCCGCAAGCTATAGCGAAGCTGGTCGAGGATAAGGCCAACGGCCCTGCTATCATCGCCAGCCTCAAGAACAAGATCGCCGGCATTATCGCCGTGAATCCGAGAGGCGGCAAGGTGGCCAGGGCGCGTGCTGCCAGCCCGGAGGTCCATGCCGGCAACGTGTGGTTGCCGAAAGACCAGCCGTGGGCTGTCGACTTCGTGGACGAGTGCGCGACCTTCCCCCATGGCGCCTTTGATGATCGCGTGGATGCGTTCACCCAGATGCTGGCTGCTTGGCAGGGGCTGATCGAGGAAGAGGCGGAGACCGGAGAGGTTGTGGAGCATATCGAGGATGGGAGGATCTCGGCGGTATGAATGCTGAGGAGTTCAGACGCAGTATCACGGTCACGGACCTGCCGGACGGCCGCATCGGCGTCGCGGCGCCTGGTTGCTTCACGCTCACTTTCAAGGACTTCGATTGCTTCGTAGCGTTCCTGCACCCTTGCGCGAAGTTCGCCATGGACAAAAACAATCCTGCACGAGGCATACCGTCCACGGTGCAGGAAGCATTTATTTCTCAAGAAATAATTGAGGAGGAGAAGTGAGAAAGAAACTGGGATCGCGCAAGCTGTGGTTCGCTATCGCGTCGGCTGTGCTCATCGTGCTTACCGAAGGGCTCGGCTGGGACGTGGATCCGCAGATGTATTGGGGTGTGGTCGGGATAGCCGCCTCCTACATCATCGGGCAGGGAATAGTCGATAGCAGAGGCAAATAAAGATGAGCATCTTGGATCGGTTTCGCAGGGGCGGCTCCGAGCTGGTGGAGGCCAAAGAGCGGATCGAGCAGCTCGGCGTCGAGCTGGCCATCCGCAGCGACAACATGAGCCTCTTCGGCGAGCGGCTGGCAGAGCTGGAGCTTGGCCTGGAAGACGAAGGCTGGCAGATGCTCAGCGGTACGACCGACAGGGAGTTTTCCCGCAACGGTCTCCGGATTATTAACCACCTCGTCCGGCTCTATTTTCTCAAGAACCCGCTCATCCGGAGAGCAGTACTTACCCAGACACAATATGTCTTTGGCCAGGGCGTCAATATCCGAGCGAATCATCCCCTGGTCGATCAGGTGGTTCAAGCCTTCCTGGATGATCGCAAGAACAAGGCGGAGCTCACCGAGCACCAGGCTCATATGGTCAAAGAGACGGAGCTCCAGTGCTTCGCGAATATATTCTTCGTATTCTTCATCAACCGATTCAAGGGGCATGTGCGCGTCCGCACCATCCCCATGGACGAGATCACCATGATCATCTGTAACCCGGAGGACGCCAAGGATCCTTGGTATTACAAGCGCGAGTGGCACACCAGCCGGCTGAACATCGTCTCAGGCGAGTGGGAGGACAAGGCCAACGTCGCCTACTATCCCGACTGGCGGTATAAGCCGTCATCGTCAGTGGACGATGCGGATGGCGCCACGGCGATCCCCAGCCAGATCGGCGGCGTGGATGTCATGCGAGACACGCCGATCTACCATGTGTCAGTCAACCGGCTGTCCGACATGCAGTTCGGCGTCTCGGAGGTCTACAGCGCTCTCGACTGGGCTCGCGCCTACAAAGAGTTCCTGGAGAACTGGGCGTCGCTGGTCAAGGCTTATGCTCGCTTCGCCTGGAGGATGACAACCAAGGGCGGAGCTGCAGGGGTGTCGTCAGCCAAGGCGAAGCTCACAACCACGCTCGGCACTGGAACGGAGACTAACCCGCCGCCGGCCACCGGCTCAACCTTCCTGGGCACTGAGGGCCTGAAGCTTGACCCGATTCGTACTGCCGGCGCCACCACGTCTGCCGAAGACGGCCACGATCTCCGCCTCATGGTCTCGTCTGCCACGGGGATCTTCGAGCACTATCTCACCGGCGACCCGTCGACTGGTAACCTTGCCACCGCTAAGGCCATGGAGCTGCCCATGCTGATCATGTTCAGAGACCGGCAGCAGCTCTGGGCCTCGATCATGACAGAGATCCTCAACTTCGTGATTGATCAAGCGGTCAAGGCCGCTGGCGGGCCGATCCCAGGCAAGACGGAGCAGAATGACTACGGAGAGGAAGTCGTCATTCTGGCCAACGACAAGGACAACGAAGACGAGGATCTCCGGGGCTCTCCTATCAATAGGACTCTGGACATCTCTTTCCCGAACATCCTGGAGAAAGACATCGGCGCTCGGGTCGATGCCGTTGTGAGCGCAGCTACGCTTGATGGGAAAGTGCCAGCCGGCACCATCACCCCGAAGATGATCACGCGGCTGCTCCTGGAGGCGCTGGGCCTGGACGATATCGACGAGATACTGGCGGAGATGTATCCAGCTGACGAGGAGGGCGTGGAGAAGCCGCCTGATGTGGAGGAGATATTCACCACGGCGATCAGGAAGCTTAATCAGGCGCTGGATGAGGCTTTGAAGCAATGAGAGAAATGACTGTGACGGTCAAAGCGAAGCTTCGGCCTCTCCAGGAAGCGATCGCCATTCTCCTGGAGGCTGCTGCTCAAGTCTCCAAGGTCAAAGCTCTCACCCCGATCGAGAATAAGCTCCGGCGCGCAATGCAGGCTATCTTCGCCAAGCAGGGGCGCATCTTCCTGCACGAGCTGGAGCGCTATCGCGGCGAGTTTGCCGAGGCCATAGACGCCGGTGAGCTCGATCGCATGATGGCTGCGGTCGTGGTCGAGACGGAGGACGAGATGAGCGGGGCAATCCAGGCGGCTGGCGGCGAAGCGATTCTGGCCGCTGCCAAGCACCGGATCGCTGAGGTCGGCGTGGATATCGCCTTCGACCTTAAGAACCCCCGCGCGGTCGCCTATCTCAAAGAGAACGCCGCGCTGCGAGTCACTCAGATCAGCGAGACCACGAAGTCTCGCATGGCCACCATCCTCACCCAAAGCACTGACGAGGGCTGGTCTTACGGCCGCACGGCCAAAGAGATCAAGGAACGCTTTACGGAGTTTCGCGTCGGCAAGCCGCAGCTGCACATCCAGAGCAGAGCTCACCTGGTTGCCGTCACCGAGTCGGCCAACGCATACGAGACCGGCAATGAGATAGTCGTGGATGAGATGACAAAGGTGGGCCTTAAGATGCAGAAGAGCTGGAGTAACGTCGGCGATGATCGAGTATCGGACGGGTGCCTTATCAATACCGGCGACGGCTGGATACCGGCCAAGGACTCGCATTCTTCTGGCCACATGCACCCGCCTCGCTTCCCTGGTTGCCGGTGTGGCGAGCTGTACAGGAGGAAACCCTGATGCAAGACCCTCAGACTATGAGTGACCACGACTTATTGATTCGTATTGATGAGCGCGTGACTGGCACACAAACGGACGTAAAGGACATCCACCAGCGGCTCAAGGATGGCGACAAGCGGCTGGACAAGGGCGAGGCCAACATTAAGGTCCTCCAGGATCGCTGGAAGTGGGTCAAGTGGGCGGTGCCAGGAGGGCTACTCGCCGCCATAGCGGCTCTCATTAAGAGCCTATTTGAATAACAGAGGAGGGATAAGCACATGCCTTGGAAGAAAGCGGACGTTAAGAAGCACAAGAAGGATTTGAGCGCGGCCCAGGAGACCGCCTGGGTCAAGATTGCCAATGGCCATCTAGCCAAGTGCCTGGAGGCCGGTGGCACCGATGAGGTGTGCTCAGCTCAGGCGATACGGATCGCCAACGCGGCGGTCGAGCAGGTGGAAGAGGGTATGACCGAGGCTGAAATCGAGGCCACCATTGAAGCCCTGGAGGCGGCCTTCAGCTTTAACGACCGTCGGGACCTGCTCGGAACGGCTGTTCAGGAGAAATTCGGCAAGGCCACTGACAAGTACACGCTCTGGATCCGCGACATGTGGGAGACCGATCTCGTCTATGAGGACACCAACACGCGGAAGTTCTACAAGGTGACCTACGCCATGGACACCAAGGGAGCCGTCACCTTCGGGGAACCCAAGCAGGTCGTCATACAGACTACCTATCAGGATCTAGAGGAGGCGGCCACCATCAAGACCCAGATCCAAGGCTTCTTGAGGCAAGCCGATGCCCTGCTGGGCACGAAGGACCTCCCTGCTGCCGTGAAGGGTCCTGTCCAGGGCATGAGGACGGCTCTCAAGAAGACCTGGGCGGAGCTCACCAAGGGGGATGATGCCCCCGCTGCGGAGGCGGAGGACCTGGAGCTCGACGGCGACTTCCTGGCCCTGGTTGAAGGACTCAAGGGCGACGTTGCCCGGGTCAAGATCATTCAACCTGGTTGGAGCTCCACAGGGTACTATTCCCCCGCAGTCTTGGAACGAGATGCCGGCGTGTCCAGGACCGGAACCAAGATGG